TCGTCGTCATGTTTTGGGGGGAGAAGGAACGCCAGCATCTGCTCGGAGGGGGAGGCGGACAGGGGGGTGGGCCGCATTCCCTGGGGAATGAGCCCTGGAATGGGCGGCAGGGGCGTGGGAGCGTTGGGGTTGGCGATCTGTTGGGGGGCGAGAAGGCCGGAAGAAGGGGGTGCGAGGGTGCTGCTCATGATGCCTTCTCCAGGGCGCGTTTCACCTGACTGTCCTTCATGCCTTCCACGGGACGAAGAATCCTGATCTCGGGACGTAACTCTTCCAGTCGCGTATCAACCGCCCGCCGCAGGCCGAGAAGCGCCTCTTTCATGACGCTCAGATCACGGTTGAGCGCGTTCACCAGCCGCCGCTGGGCCGCCAGGGCTTCTTTCAGTCTTCTGATCTCGGCCATTGGGTCATCCATCATACCAGATCTCCATCGGTGAGGCTCATGTGCATGGGGGCTTTGTCGAACAGGCCGGAGGTCAGGCCGCTGACGACGCCGAGACCGGCGGAGGCGAAGGTATGAATGAGCGCATCCGCCGCGTCGGGCGAGGAAAACCCGCGCGAACGCATCGATTGCTTGGTCTCCACGAGGAGGCGGCCATCGGAGAGGTAGGTATAGCGCGGCGCCACGAGTTCATCGCGCAGTTCTTCATCCCTCGGCAGACGGACGGCACGGGAGGCCAGCCACTCGCGCGTCCGATCCCACAGCTCGTCGCGCAGCCGCCGGTGCTGGTTCGTGGTGGAGGGATTCTCAGCGACGTTGACGCCGAGGACCGGCAGGCCCTGCTCGGTCAGACGATCGACGACGCCCGCTCCAATTCCAATAACATCGACAACAATAAGGAACGGTTTGGCGTTGAGAGAGCGGTCCCACTCCGCCTTTATCGCACCCGAGAGTCGCATCGTATCGAACTGACGCCACCGACGCGGCATGTCGGGGACGACATTTCCCTGCCGTTTTATGAGCACCGACGAGTCGGAGCCGAATCGGGCGACATCGACGCCCCAGATAATGGGCGCTGTCGGGTCGAGCGGGACGTCCCTGATCATGGCGCTATCGACCAGCTCGGCTCCGATAAGGGTATCGTCATCGGCGAGCGGGAACTCGCCGAGAACCCTGATCCGGAAGCGGTTGCTGCTCTCGCCGTAGCGTTTCTTGATCTCCTCGACGAAGTCGGGCGTCACCCGTTTTGAATCGAGGGACGAGACCTTCATCGTGAACCAACGGTCGCGCTCCAGGGTGTGGACGCGCCAGAAGAACCCGGATGATCGTGTCGGATTGCCAATGAGTAATGTTACGGCACCGAAACTACTCATGCTGCCGGAAGCGGCCTCGAAAACCGCTTCGTGAATGCCGCTGGCCTCGTCGGCCACGAGAAGGATGTGAGCACTGTGCAGGCCGGCCATCGCCTCCGGCGTATCGGGTCTCGAGGTTCTTGCTGTCACGAAACATTCCTGATCGGCTTTAAGAGTAACGCGATCAGAACGAATATCCCACAGATCCCGCCAGCCGGAAGGGAGAATGTTCAGCCATTTCACGAACTCAGGCCACAGCGCGTCAAACAACTGCGGTGAGGACGGCGCGGTTATGGCGACCTTGAACGGCGCGCGGGTGCAGATGAACCATACGCACAGCCACGCCGCGAAAGCAGTCTTACCGACGCCATGCCCTGAACGAATAGCCAGACGGGTATGCCCGCGCGCCACCGCGCGGAGTGCCTCCAGCTGCCATGGGTCGGGCTCAACCCCAAGAATATCCCGCACGAACGCGATCGGCGCGCGGGCATACTTTTCAATCGCCGCGTGGAACGGGTTGGTTTGAAGTGTGGAACTCATGGCTTTTCAACCAACTGCTTCAGCAATACCTCGATTCGATCAAGCCTGTTCTCGATGTTCCGTAATACCATCGGGTTGACGCCACCAACGAAATTACCGCCAATACGCTCCAGCTTACCCTCGATCGCCGAAAGGCGCGGCTCCAGACGCCACAATCGTTCCTGGACAATCTCGGGAAGGACATGAACTTCACTCACCGTTCGCGCTCCAGACATTTATCGATGATCGTTTTAAGAAAAGCGTTACGCGCCTCCGTGTTATGATTAACGGCATAAGCGAGAACGCCCATGAATAATACATTGAGACAAATAAGAACGACAAATCCAGGAGGTAAGGCTTTGATCAATCGTTCAGGAACCGTCGCCAGAATCCTGGTAGCGCTACGACCGTTGGTATGTTCAATATTTCCCCCGTTGTCTGTCATTGATTTATCGTATCAACACTATTAATTCCAAAAGTGTAACGTGTTTTCAAAATAGTGCTGAGGAAATTTATCGTATCAACACTATTAATTCCAAAATCGTAACGTGTTTTCAAAATAGTGCTGAGGAAATTTAGAAGGGGTGCCAGTGCCATCGCCATACGCGCGGGCAGGGGGGCGGGCGCCCACCCGCGCGCCTGGGCGCGCGCACGCGCGCATGCGCCCGATCGCGCGATCATGTTGACCGTGGCTTGATGTTTGGTATTGGGATCATGTCCAAACGGACGATTGGTGACACACTCCATGATTGAATGATATGTCATTACACTATCATTCCGTTGGGATATCTGTAGATGTGGACTCGATAGTCTCGATTGTTGGCGTTGATTGCTGTTCAATCAGGGTTGCGCTAATGGCGCGAGCCGCCACTAAGTGCAGCTCAATGGTTGAGTTGCTGTTGATGTCCATCTCTTGCTTCGGCCGCCCGAAGCCGCGGTCAAGCAGCGCTATCGCGGCCGCGAGCTTAATCTTCTCGTCCTTGCTGCGCGTCATCAGGCGGACGACAACCTCAATACACTTCGTCCCATGCACGCGCGCGAGCGCCGCTATGTCAACGTCAGGCTTCGCGCGGCCGGCGGGATTGCCCGATTGTCCAGGCTTCCACGCGCTGCGCGGCGCGGGATTGCCTGATTGTCCCGGTTTCCATGCGTGAGGTGGCGCTTTACGCTTTGTGTGCTCAATCGTGCTGACAGACACAGTGAGACAAATCCCATGCGGTGATACAGACACAACCTGCCATTTATCACTGTTTTCGCCAACTATCTTCGTCCGACCCCAAAATACCTCTTGCCTATGGACGCAACGAGGTTCATATATGGATGGTTAATCAGTCAATCAGTCAAACAGGAGTAACCAATGTTTTCAATCATCGAATACCATACCGCCGCGGACGGCGCCCGGCTGGACAGTTACGAAGTAGAGGAATGCGCCACCGAGGCTGAGGCCAACGCCCGTATCGATGTTTTCATCGCGATGATGGGTCATCCGTGTGAAGACGGTTCAGTCCTCACCTGGGCGGTATTCGCGCCTGAGCGGTCATATTGACCCCAAAATACCCATTGACCTATGAACGCAACAAGCCCATATAGGTTTGGTCAACCAGTCAAACAGTTCAAACAGTCAAACAGGACAAACAGTCATGATCGTTTACCAGGGTCCATCAATGCTAACCGGCGAGCCCATCGTGATGATAGTCACGGGCTTTAAAGGTTCGTCCAACCGTAAAACCGGCGCTGAATTGCTCCAAACCTATATCCTCCGCGACGATATGCACCCCGTTGAAGCCTCCCGCACCGGCGCCGACAAGGCGATTTGCGGTGGCTGTAAACACCAGGGTCTGCGCGATGACGAGGGTATGAGAGTCGAGGGCTCGCGCGAGTGTTATGTGAACCTTGGGCAAGGCGTTTCCGTTGTCTATAAAGCGCACGCTCGCGATCATTATGAGACGTGCGCCGAAGCGGATCTGGCCGATGCGTTCGAAGACCTGTTGATCCGCTTCGGCACGTATGGTGATCCGGCCGCCGTTCCCCAACGGATCTGGGAAGCCATGGTGAGCAAGAGCGCCGGCCGCACCGGCTATACCCACCAATGGAAGGATAGCCGTTTCGCCTGGCTCAAGGCGTACGTGATGGCGTCCGTCGACACGCTGGAAGAAGCGGCCGTTGCCCAGGCGATGGGCTGGCGTACGTTCCGCGTCGCCCCCGCCGTTGGCTGGACCAGGGAAAAGACCGAGTCGCTTTGCCCGGCATCGGAAGAAGGCGGCAAAGCCACCACCTGTGACCATTGCCAGCTATGCTCGGGGACCGCGGGCAAGGGGAAGCGGAACATCGTCATCCCAAACCATTCCACTCAGGCGCGCGCCGTGAAACGCCGCGCCGGCATCGTATTCAAGAAAAACGGGGTGGTGGCATGAGCAACAATAACGCGCTTATCCGCGACGTCTCCGCCGCCGCTCTGGCCATGGCGCGCCATGCCGGAGACGCCGAGGAAGCGACACACCGAATCACCCTTAACCGTCGCGCCGAGGCGCGCGGTCATGTCCCCGCCGGGACATACGACCGAGAAAACGAGGCATTGCGTTGTCAGCGCGACACGGCGCGCGACGATTACCGTAAAGCTCTGGCCCGCTACGCGCGAGCCCGTGAAACCCTCGCGAACAATCTTCTTTAACCAGCCGAACAAGGACAAACAGTCATGACCATTCAAAACGATACAAACACGACCCCGCGTTTCCTGGTGATGACCAGCTCCGCGAAAATGCCGGCCTCGGTAAAGGCGGCATACCGCAACGTCGCCGTCGTCGAAACGGACGGGACACGCTACCCGGCGATGATATCGGAGCACGCCAGGGGTTTGGTCCGCGTCGTGTCATACCGGGGACGGCTGAACGTCGGCGAATGCGTTCGCAGCGCGTACGCGCTGGCCTTGGCGGAGGCTGAAGCGATGGCGGAGCGACTGAACGCCCGAGACGCGACTCTCCGCCAGCGTTTGGCCGAGATCGAACAAGTACGCACCGCGTCTGGTATCGCCGATGCTTTGCCTGGGACGGAAAGCGTTTTGCACGACGCTCTCGCCCGCGTATGGGAAACGGCGTAAGACCATTGACCAAAAGCAAAAGGCCCCGCGAGGGGCCTTTACTGTTTCTGGACGATGTTCCGCCAGCCATACCACGCCAGCAGCACGGCATCGGCTTCGTCATGCGTCAGGGGTCGATCAGGCTCCCGCAGAATCTCCCTGGCCATGGCGACGCCCGCCGCCTTGCCCGCCGCGCCTCCCCCGAGGCCATACGCGCCCCGCCACACCGCCGGCTGGACATATTCCACCCTCAACCCCGGCCTCGGCGCCAGCAGCCCCCTGACGATCCCGTATGCCTGCCCCAGGGCGAAAGCGGACCTTACGCCTTGTTGAGGGGAGGAATGTTGGGCTTCGACCACCGCCAGTTGGGCCACCGCCAGCGGTACCAACAGGTGAAAATCGATTGGCCCGATGTGGCATCCGGCGATAACGCCAGCCTCCACCCGGATAAACGCCCCCGCCCCGCTGCCGCCGGGATCGATGCCAAGAATGAAGGTCATATTCTACCTTTAATCAATTTACGGGGACTTCGGGGACATACGGGGACTTCCTTATACCCCCATGGGAGAAACGCAAGGTGTTTTACGGTAAATGGATGACAGAACCCCCCGTGAGTCCCCGAAGTCCCCGTAGATAACTTTTATCAAAATGTCATGGTAAGACTCCACGTCATTATTTTACGTCCTGAGTCCATGCCCCCCGTGAATCGGCGCCCATCGGAGATTCCCCCCGCGTGATGCCGTAGCCAGTGCCCGAGCTCTTGCGGCGTTATTTTCGCACCATTCTTGCTGATGCTGGCGAGGGCTTCTCCGAGTGCGACGCGCGCGGCGACGCGTGCTTTATCCCTTGCCTCCCTGGCCTTTTTAGCCGCCGGGGTTTCATTGTTTGGGCTGCTTTCGAACTCCCGTGACGGATTTTGCGCCATCTCAATGACTTCAGTAGCGGTCTTCGCCGTGCCCAGGCCCACCGCCGCCTCCCATGCCGCCATGACGCTCCGCAGGAGCGCCAGCGCCGGATCGGCGGCGTGTAGTTTCTCCATGGTATCAGCCGGGTCGGTTTGTCCGAGCCATATCAGCGGCGCCCGCGTGAAGCGGGTATAATCCTCGAACGATCCCAGCGGGGATATCTCCGCCTTCCCACCGCTGGCCATATACCCTCTGACGATCGTCAGCACCGCCGCGAGATACCGGCCGCGATCTTTCAATACCCGTTGGAATGGGTTCCCTTTGAACTCTTTCTTTTCCGGCCGCTCCATCTCCGCGTCCATCGACGCCATGACGACGCGGCGCGTGACATCTTCGACCACGACCATGTTGTTGCCGGTCACGCCGGCCAGTGCGCTGTTGGGTGTCCGGTGCATGTCCGAGCGCCCCAGGCGCCGCAGGTCCAGCAGCGGTTGCGTGGCGATCTGGCAAATAAGATCTCCTTCCAGCGGCACGCTGAGATTGTCGATACTGAACAGCGTCGCGCCTTGCAGCAGCAGTCCGTTCAGTTTCTTTTCCATCTCCTCCCGCGAGCCTCCGGCGTAGATGACCGGGCAGCGGCTGCCGTAAACGATGGCGGCGGCGATATCGTAGAGGAACGATTTCCCCGTCCCGCGCCTGGGCGCCGTGGCCGCGTGTATGGGCGCCACGTCCATGGCCGCTCTGACAACGGCGGTGATGAACAGCGACAACGCCACCGAGTGCGAGGCCCCGCCGTCCTCGATGAACGGGAACTCTTCCAGCAGCCCTTCCAGCACCGCGAGCGCGGCCACGCATTCCCCTCGCGAGGGCGCGTCGCTGATCGACGGCATGTTCAGGCCGGGTGGCAACGCCAGGTAATATCCGCTGGCTTTGTCGTATCCGCTTTGGTCGATCAGCGTCCCATCACGGCGGATCGTCGGGTGCGCGATGATGCCGCGCAGATAGGGCGCATTCCATTCTCCGGCCCGCCCCAACAGGATATTGGCGACGGCTTCCGGCGGGTCCGCCTTAACGTCTTTCTTCAGTTGCCGGCTGTATTTCATCCATTCCCCGGTCTGGCAGAACAGATCCAGCATTCCGGCGGTATCGATCCGGTGCAGGCCGGTCACCTGGGTTTTCCCCTGGTCCGCCGCGTCCATCTCGATGACGGCGGGGCGCACCAGCATCGACCGTTGGAACACCGGCTTTCCACTGGCGATGATGGCCGCCTCTCCTTCACTGGCCAGGTGGTGCAATTCGCCGGCGATGATCTTGATGCGGCGGCGGGTCACACCCTCGCCGCTACCACCAAAAGGCCGCCGCGATGGCCTGACCCATCCTGGCTCCGCCTTTTCCGCTTCCAGCATCAGGTATCCGATACCGATACGATCAGGCGGCGAGCGCATCCAGTGATCCCACCGTTCGCGGCAGGCCGCGTCGTCGTGCTTCCCCGACTTCTCCGACCACGCGCGGAACGCCTCGTATCCGTCCTCGCTCCCGCCCGTCGCGCCCCGCACGGCCATCCCGGTCTTCGACCAGTCATCCCACCCGAGGTCATCGTTCGCGATCTTGCCCAGCGCCGCCACCACGTCTTCGATATGCCCGCGCAGGGAGAGCCCATCATCGTCCGCCCGCTCCGCCTTTCCCTCGATCGTCTTCCCTTTCTCCGCTCGCTCCATCAGCCATTCCACCACGGGCGTTATATCGACCGTGCAATCCCCGGCCGGATTCCATCCCGTGACCGTCAAAAAGCGGGCGCAGGCGTGGAATATCTCGATCTGGGCGCGGGCCTTGATCCCCTCACCCCACCACGCTCGTTCCTCGGCGCTGTCAGAGCCCTCCAGCCCATCCACCCATGCCTTCACCCGCAGCCGCCCCTGGAACGCCCCTGGAGGCCCTCCCAGGCGTCCGATGATCCGTATCCCCGTCCCCGAGGGCGTCACCTCCCAATAGGCTCCTGGCGCGGCGGCGAGGATCGCCAGCGCCCATCCGTCGATCTTCCCCGTCCGAGGGTCGCGACAGTGATCGATATCGATGGCCACGCGCCCGAAATCGTCTTTCATGCGCCAGCCGACGCCGGCGGCGTCTTCGGCCAGCACCGCCGCTGACGCCACGTCGTAGCCAACCACCCCTTCCAGATCGTTGACCCGGACGTTCCGTCCCGTTCCGGGGATGACGGGAACCTTGGTCTTGCCCTTCGTCCCGTCCTTTCGGATCAGCACTCGCCAGTACCAGATGCACCACCGATCAACGGCGAGCATCGCCGCGAGGCCGGGTATGTCCCTGAGATTCAGTCCCCGTGTTTTGTCCTTGTCGCCGGCCATCGTTCACCCCCTCGGTTTCTTCGTGTAGTAGGCGCTCACCCCCACTCGGCCCATTCGTCCGCCTCCGCCGACGGCCGATGTCCGATCTTCACCCGCACCGGCGGCGGCCCCGCCGCCGCCACCGCGCCCGCGAGCCCCTCGATCCACGTCATGACAGCGTCCGGGACCGGATAGAGCCCTTCCCGCCACCTCCGGGCGGTGCTGACGCCGATGCCGAGCACCTCGGCCAGATCACCCGAGGTCCACCGCAACGCCGTCAGCGCCGCCCCCAGGCGGCGGGAACGGTCATCTTCGACAATCCCCCGCATCGTCTCGCTCATGGCTTTTCCTCCGTCTCCACGGCCACATCCCGGAGCGCCGCGCGCAGTAGCGTGTCGCGTATCGCGTTGAGGCTGTCCTGGTGAATCCTCTTGTTCTCCCGGTGCTTCTCCATGATATCCAGCTCCAGCAGCATCATTCGGATATCCAGGGCCGTCAGACGCCCGCTCATCGATCCGCCCTCCACTCTTCGGCTCTTTCGATCGCGTAATCCAACCGCTGCTCTTCCGCGCACGATCCGCACAGCATCAGCCCGTCGAACACTTCCACCGCGTCCCGCTGGCAGCACTCGCAAGACGCCACGACCTCGCCGGTCCCCTCGCATTCACGGCATTCCCAGGTCTTCGCCCAGGGGTCGTTGGGGTGATCGTGCGTCCGTATCCCCGCGCCTTCGCATTCGGGACACTTCGTCATCAATGTTGTGCTGTTCGTCGTCATCTGCTTACATTCCTTTTCCACTCGTTATTCGTCACACCCCCACCTTCCGGCGGCGACCCCCACGCCGCCGGTTTTTCTTTGTCTTCAGCCTCTCGCGGCCAGAACCTCCTGGGCTTTCGCCTCGCAATTCCTGGCGCTCGTTTCGTCACCGTTGGCGCGATACTCTTTCGCCATTTTGTTCAGTCGTTCCGCGAACGCCTCGGCGGCGCCAGGGAAGAGGTAAGAGTTGTTGTTGTTTGATACGGTCATTTGCTTATCCTTTTCGCTGGTTCATCGTGTTGACCAAACCTATATGAACCATCTTCCTCCATAGTGCAAGCCCTATTTGCCTCCTTCGCTATCTTTTTCCTTATAAGCCTGGAACGCCTCCCGCAGTCGCCGCTGCACCATCACCTCCTCCCGTACGACCTCGGCTAACTTATCGAGAAAACTCGGCTCGAATCCGCCAGGGCGTACGCTATCGGCGACAATGTAATAGCGTTCGTTCATCTTCCGTAAATCATCCACGTCCGCCTCCGGCGTGTTTTCCTTGGTGAACCGCATCACTTTTCCCCTTGCGCTATCTTCGCCACCTGTTATACGTCTCACTCATGGTTAAAACAACATCCCCGCAGACCTACAGCATCAAAGAGGCCGCCAAAGTTCTCGGCGTTCCTGGACGGACGATATACGGCCAGGTGGCGCGCGGTGAACTGCCCGCCATTCGCCTGTCCGGCAGGATCTTGATCCTTCGGGCTGTTATCGATCAGATCCTTTTGTCGGGATTGCCGAAGCCCGAGACAGTCGAGGAAACCACCGAATGGTGAAGAAGCCTTTCACCCTTCGCCTGCCGCCGTCTCTCGCTCAACTCATAAGGGATTGCGCGAAAGCCGAGGGGATCTCCGTCAACGCCTGGATCGTCCGTTGTCTGGAACAGGCGAGATGACATCGACCCTTGCTCTCTGGGCGCATCAACGCGCGGTCATCCCGGCCCTCACCCAGGGCCACTACCTGCTGCTGTGGGACATGGGGACGGGAAAAACCGCCGCGCTCATCCGCGCCGGGGCCGCCGTGGGCGGGCGGCAACTATGGATCACCCACGCGGTCCTGATCCCCCAGACCCTCAACGATATCGCGCTCTGGCGTCCTGGCGTTCGCGTTCAGCGGATCACCAACGGCAAATCGATCGTCGATGACACCGCCGACATCGTCATCGTCAGCTACGACCTGATGCGAAGGGTCGAGATCTGGAAGCAGTTGTTCCGTCTTTACTGGGAATCCATGGTTTGCGACGAAGGCCATGCTCTCGGTCATGGCGCCGCGGCCAGAACAAGAGCCATGTATGGCGCGACGATTTACTCGAAAGGCGCTCTTTATACTCGCTCCCCCAGAGTTTGGATCGCGACGGGGACGCCCGTGCTCAACAGCCCTGACGAATTACATCCACATCTGTCCAGGCTTTTCCCCAACCTTATCCAGGGTTTTGTCCATAAAGCGCTCTTCCTGGAGCGGTATTGCGTCACTGTCCAAAAGACATTTGGCCCCGTCATCGTTGGTGCTCGCAACTCCACTGAGTTACGAGCGGTTTTGAGCAAGTGCGCCAGCCGCGTGAAACTGTCCGATGTGACCGACCTGCCGCCGCTGACCGTGGACACCTTGCCCGTCGAGATCAGCCCCGCCGACAGGCGCGCGGTCGAGGTGACGATGACCGACACCCAGCGGGCGGAACTCAATGTGGTCCTCGCGCAAATTGAAGGCGGTGACGAGGCGGGGTGGCAGCGGCTCAACGCGATGTTATTGCCGCTCGCCAGCACCCGCCGCGTCCTCGCGCTGGCCAAATCCCGCGCCGCGATCGATCTCATCAAGAGTGAGATCGAGGGCGGGGCTGATCGTATCGTGCTGTTTGGCGTTCATGTCGATGCGCTCAAGGCGATCAACGCCGCCTGCATCGGTCTCGGCGTACGCCTCCTCATGGGTGAAACGCGGGCCCCCGAGCGCAACGGGGCGGTTCTCGGATTTAACCAGGGCGCGGTCCGCGTCCTCGTGGCCTCCGTCAGGGTGGCCGGCTTCGGTCTCAACCTCCAGAGTGCCCGCCGCGCCATCTTTCTCGAGACCGACTGGACCAGCGCCTCGATCGACCAGGCCATCGCGCGCCTCTATCGCGCCGGCCAGGCCCGTCCGGTGCGTGTCTCCATCCTCACCGTCGCGGACTCCATCGACGCCCGCGTCGCCGACATCGTCCGCCGCAAGCGGCGGATCGTCACTCAACTTCTGGAAGAGACCTCATGAGTATCACTGTTAATTGTTCGATCGACCTGACCGAGGAGGAGTTGCTGTTCATCCTCCGCCGCAGGGCGGACCATGCCATCATCGACCAGACTCTCGATGCCGCGACGGCGGCGGTGAGTGGAAATGAAACCCTCGATTCTTCGGGGCCAGCGCCACCGGTTGACGGCGACTACCCCATGACAGAGGGTATCCCTCCTCCACGAGCGACTCCGGAACGGATCGAGGCGGTCGAGACTGTCATCGCCGCCGCTCTTCCGCCTAAACCAACACGCCGCGCGAAAGCAAATGGCGCGGAAGCGCCCGTCAACGCGACACCGCTGGCCCCGCCTCCACCTCCCGAGGCCCTCGACGAGCCGGCCATGCGGAGCCTCCTGTCCAAGGTTGGCGCGGTGCATCCGTTGAAGGTAAAGGCAATCACCGATCTGTTGGAGGCCCACGGCGGAAAACGTCGTTTGTCTGAGTGCGACCCCGCGACGTGGCCCGCGATCGCCGAGGAAGCCCAAAAGGTTCTCGCGGAGTATGAGGCGTGAACGATACCCAACTTCCCTCGGAGCGGGGCCACTCGCCCCTCGGAATGTCCGTCCTCGAACGCCGCTCCATGTGCCCCGGCAGCATGGCGGCCGAGGAAGGTCGGCCCAACACCGCCTCTGTCTATGCGAAGCGGGGGACGGATCTCCACGAAGTAGCGGCCGCCTGCCTGCGCGAGAACCTGTCGCCGTTCGACGTCATCCCGGAAGACCCCGAGGGCGCGGAGATGGTGATGGCTTACGTCATCGAGGTTCAGTCCGCGCACGATCGCCTCGGTGGAACGCTCCACGTGGAGCAGCCGATCGAGATGACCGCGCTGCATGAACTCTACATCGGAACGGCTGACGCCTTCATCGTCGCCCCGCCCCGCGCATACGTCGCCGACCTCAAGACGGGATACCATGGCGTGGAGATCCGTCGCCCTGACGGGCGCGCCAATCTACAGGCGGGCGGCTACGGCCTCGGCGCTCTCTGGTCCCTGCCGCCCGGTCTCGCCAATGAGATCACTGAAATAGAACTCGTCGTCGTCCAGCCCACCCTTGGGCCGCCGCGTCGCACCATCCTGACCACGGCGGAGATCCATGATTTCGCCGCCGACCTCCTTGAGATCGCGGAGCGGGCCACTATGCCCGACGCCCCGCGTCATGCGGGCGAGCATTGCAAATACTGCCGCGCCGCCGGTGACTGCCCGGCGCTGCGGGCGAAGGCCCTCGCCTCCATCGGACTGGAATTTGAAGTGGTGGAAGTTGACAACGCCGTCTCGTTGTTGCCGGACCCGGCGAAGATGTCCCGCGCGCGTTTAGGGGGACTTCTCGAAGGCGCCGAGATCATCGACCAATGGCTGCTGGCCGTTCGTGCTCACGCCAAGGCCCTCGCCGATCGTGGCGAAGAGATTCCAGGGTGGAAGCTGGTCGATAAGCGCGGCAGGCGGGTATGGGTCGATGAGGAAGACGCGGAGCACACGCTGTCGGCCTTGCTGGGCGAAGACGCTTACGCCACGAAGCTTCACTCGCCAACACAGATCGAGAAGGTTCTGAAGGCGAAGAAGATGAAAAAACCGGCTCAATGGAACGAGCTGGTCACACTATCAGATCCCGGAACCACTCTGGTTCCGGCGTCCGATCCGCGCGTGGCGGTGTCTCCACGCATCGAGTTTGAAATAGTTAACCAGGAGGAACAATGAGACCGCATGACAGCATAACGGAGGAGCGCATCCTTAACGCGCTGGAGGGTTATCGGCACAATCTCGATAACCCTGGCTTTTGTTTCGCGTGTGGTGCTGACGCCGATGGTGTCGAGCCGGATGCGAGGAAATACAAATGCGAGGCATGCGGCGCGCGTGAGGTTCACGGCGCCGAGGAGTGTCTGCTGATGCTCTCGTTCAACAGTTAACACAGAGGAATAAGTTAAATGGCGCAGAAACCAGTTGTATCGACCCTCCGCCTCGGCCCCGGTCGCCTGTCTTTTCCCTCCCTGATCGAGCCCAGCTCGTTCAACGGCGGCGAC